CCTATCCCTCGTGTGCCTTGGCAGTCTCAGCCTCTCTATGGGCAGTCGGTGATTTGAGAAAGTGCATGACAACTACATGCGAATCATTAACCCGGACAACGGCGCAACCGTCACTGGTGAAGCTGGTGACAACATTGGCCGTGGTGGTCGTACCACAATGTACTTTCTGGATGAATGGGCATTTGTAGAGAGACAAGAAGCTGTAGACGCCGCAATCTCTCAAAACACCAACGTACACATCAAGGGATCCACTCCAAACGGTATTGGGGACAAGTTTCACCAAGATCGTTTTAGTGGTCGTTACGCCGTTTTTACGATGACATGGCGTGATAACCCAGATAAGAACTGGCAGGTTGAATTTAATGGCAAACTAATCTACCCCTGGTATGAAAAACAATTGGCCACACTAGACGATATCGTTCTAGCTCAAGAAGTTGATATTGACTACGCCGCGTCGGTAGAAGGTGTGTTGATTCCATCTGCATGGGTACAGGCTGCAGTCGATGCTCATCTTGAATTGGATATTCAGCCGTCAGGCGAACGTATGGGTGCTCTTGATGTGGCAGATGAGGGTAAGGATAAGAACTCCTTTGCTGCACGTCATGGCATCGTACTGCAGTATTTGGATACCTGGTCTGGTGTTGGTGATGACATCTTTGGCACGACTCAGAAAGCAATTGATGCTTGCCTTGATTTGCGTTTGAACTCGTTTTACTACGATGCTGACGGCCTGGGTGCTGGTGTACGTGGTGATGCCCGAGTCATTAATGAGCAAAACAGATCCAAAGGTATTCCGGAGATTGAAGCAAATCCATTCCGTGGCTCAGGCGCGGTACACAACCCTGAGCAGGAAATGGTGGAGGCGCGTAAAAACGTAGACTTCTTTGCCAATCTTAAAGCTCAGATGTGGTGGTCATTGCGTATCAGATTTCAGAATACTTATCGAGCCTTACAAGGTATGCAATATGACCCAGACAATCTTATTTCGCTTTCTACCAAAGATATAAACAAGCAGGAGCTTGAACAGCTCAAGCGAGAGTTATCACAACCCACTTATACGAAGAATGGTGCAGGCAAAATCCTAGTCAATAAGCAACCGGACGGGGCATTGTCTCCAAACCGAGCAGACGGCGTCATGATTTGCTTTAGTGATATCCGTGAGCGAAAACGGAAAAACCTGCAGGTGCAGGTACTCGAACCTATTGATAAGGAAAAAACATGGCAAAGTCTAAAAAGGACAAAGCGTCAAAGAAGGCTTTGTCTTACGGCAATTTATACACTCAAGAAGCAGTCACTCAGTTTCTGGTGAACTTTGGCAAGCAACCAGATACTGATGAAGTGCTGCGCAAAGCTGGAATTACACGCCACAGATTGCGTGTACTGCTTGATGATGACGAGATTGCACAAGTAGTTGAAACACGGATTGATGCACTTTTAGCAACGCCATTGCGAATTGAACCAAATGATACGGATGAAGCGGAAAAGCTGAATCTCATCCTGAAAGAATGGTTCCATGAAATTGCGACTGCTGCCATGAGTGCACTGTTCTTCGGGTACTCGGTTCAGGAAGCTGTATATGAGCTAAAGTCGGAAGGTTATATTGGTTTGCAATGGATTGGTGAAAAACCGATGCAATGGTTTGAGCCTAAGAATGATGGTCGGCTAATCTATCGTCAGGATGGAAACAATGCAGAGCATGAGGTAGATCAAGCATTCAAATTCTTCTTAACACGCCGTAAAGCCACATACGAACAGCCATATGGTAAAGCGCTATTAGCCACGCTGTATTGGTTATTCTTCTTTAAGCAGAATGGCTTCAAATTCTGGGCGAAATTCCTCGAACGTTTTGGAACACCAATCTTACTGGGTAAGTGCAAAGATACTGAAACTGATGATATGAGCAAAGCCTTGTTAACTGCTCATGCTCAAAGCGTATTGTCGATTGATGCAGATGATGATGTTCAGATTCTTTCCGCACCAGGAACAAACGGTTCAGCAGGGGCAGCGTTTGAGGCATTTAATAATCAGCTGATTCGTCAGATCCAGAAAGTTGTACTAGGGCAGACACTTACCAGCGGGACTGATGGGAAGGGAAGCTACAGTCTTGGTCAAGTGCATGAAAATGTACGAATGGATAAGCTTAAATCTGATATTAGGCTTGTCACACCAACTTTACAGGCTGTGATCAATGCTCTATGCGCTTTAAACGGTTGGGGGGATTATGAAGTGATGCTTGGTGAGAAACCAAAACCACTGAATAAGGACCAAGCAGAGCGTGATGTCCATTTAAAGAATGCGGGTGCAAATCTGTCTAAAGAATATTTTGTTCGCGAGTATGGTCTACAGGAAGGGGATTTGAATGAGCAGGTTCCTACCAGCTTCAATCAATTCTCTGCATTACCTCGCCAGGCATTTAACTTTAAGGCATCTGCAAACAAGCTCTCACCAGAGCAGCAGGAAGTTGAAGAATTAACTGATGGTCAAGATGAATTGCAGCTACTGAAACCGGATCAGGTCAAAGAATTGATATTCAAATCTGATAGTCCTGAAGCTCTGGCTTATCACCTGATGCAATTAATACCTGGTGCAACTCAGACGCAGTTCACGGCCAATCTGGACCAAGCTTTGTATGCTGCGGATGTGTTGGGATATGTGACTGCAAGTGGGGGTAAGTGATGGCAGATATTCAGGCGTTATATGATGAGTTTGAGGAGTTTTGCACCAAATATTGTGGACTGGCTTTCGATGAATTCTCAATATATCAGCGTAAGAAATTAGGCCGTTACTTTGATATTCGTGATGAATATTTCAAGCTTTGGCTGAATGCAAAGCGTGTTTACAGCAAGGATACCACCAATGCAACCAGTCACATTCCTTGAAGCATTAGAATACGCTCATAGCAAAAAGATCGTGCTACCCGATGAGTTCTACTCAATGGATCTAAAGACCCGGCAGATGGCAACCACGGTTAGCTTTCTATCGAGTCTTGAGCAGGTTGAGACAGTCATCAAGGCTGTGAATAAATCCATTGCAGATGGCGGTACTTTTAAAGACTTTCAGAAGCTGATTGAAGAATCTGAAATCATTCTGCCAAAGCATTACCTGGACAATGTATTTCGTACCAATATTCAAAGTGCATACGGTCATGGTCGGTGGCAACAACAGCAAAGGAACAAAGCTAAACGACCATATCTGATGTATTCGGCGATCAATGATAGCCGGGTGCGTCCGAGTCACTTGGCTCTGAACCGGATTGTACTGCCGATTGATCATCCATTCTGGCTAACACATTATCCTCCAACGGGTTTCCGCTGTAGATGCACGTGCGTAGCTTTAACAGAGAAGCAGGCATTGAAATACGGCATTACACCTGATGATCAGTTGCCTGAAATTGCCGAGGCTTTGGATTGGAGTTCTCATCCACTACAGTTTAGTGAACTTGAATCACTGGTGGATAAGAAAATCAGTGCTTCAAGTCTGGATAAAGAATATCTACTCGAGCAGAAGGAAGTTATCAAGGCTGAATGGACAGCAAGTAAAAAGCTCACCAGTCTATTTGCTCCGATGGATGATAAGACTCGGGACCTGTTTGATACGGTAGCCAATACGGTAATTCCACTTGATCCAAGTATTCGGCCAAGTGCGATCCGTACCTTTCTAGACTATGTGCAAGGAAATGATGCCGCACTGTCTGGTTATTTAAACTCTGCTACAAGCTCACTGGCTGATGATGTGCTTAAGCGCTGGCTGAGTACTGATATGGCAGCTATTCAGGCTGTAGCAAGTAATACCGCTTCAACCGTAGTAGGTGCTGCAACTCTTAATCAAGTAGCGGCTTATCAGGTAGGGCAAACAGTTCAATTGAATGCGCCGTTGCTGATGGCTGATACAGCTTCAGATATCGTGATTAAGATTGAGAATGCTCAAGGGCTCGGTATTGATCTGGACATGCTGAATGCTGGTAACGGTGTACTGATTCCGATGGGGCTGTCTTTTGAAGTGGTTTCGATTGAAACAGTTGAAGGGCGGGTGGTTTATACATTGAAGTTTATTTCATAAGAGTGATTCTATTTAAGGATCTAGAGTCGGCTATTTAAATTGACTATAAAATTTAGAAATTTAACCTGGTCTTATTTTATTGAATTTTTTAATGTACAATTACTTCCATAATATTTGCTCTAGATCTAAATCATTTTTCTCATGCGCTTTAAGTAAGTTGTATGGCTAGTAGGGAAGCAATAAATTTATGAAATATATACCTCTTATTTTTTTAATAATGCCTGGTTTTTTATATGCCAATCAACAAACTGTACAAGTAGAAGAATATTTAAATGAAGTGAACAAGAAAGTTGACTTTATATCAACTTATAGAGAGGCATCAAAATCTTTTAGGAAGAAAAGGGAATATACGCTCCAAGAAGAACTTGATTATATGTGTAATATAAGTTTGCTTTATTCTGATTTAATTACTTTTCAATCAAAACATCCTCAATTAGAGAAATATTCAGAAGTTCAAACAGTGAATAGACAGACTGAAGACGTTTATCAGGATTTCCAAAGATTCTTTAAAAAAACAACGTTTCTTGCTCTAATGATATCGTTAATGTACCAGTCGATACTTTTTAGAATTTTAAACTCCACAGTCTGAAACCGCCCTTTATGGGCGGTTTTTTATTGGCCTGAAAAAGCATTAATAAATTGAGGTAAATGTGACGACAAAATTAAAACTTACAACTAAGCCGTCCGAAAGGACGGTTTTTTTATGGAGCATGAAAAATGCCAAAAGAAGAGGAATATAAGCCGAATCAGTATTGCTTCCAGGTTGGAAGCCTAAATGTCGACCAAGCTGAAGAGGGCAAGAAGAAGCGCACTTTCTCCGGTGTTGCATACAGTGGTGAAGTTATTACCGACCATTGGTACTGGGATCGAATCATCTTTGATCTTGATTCTATGCAAATTAAAGGACGAATTCCTGCGTTACTGGATCACTCAACCCGGCAACGTGCTGGAGCCATCAATAGCCACAGCATTGATCACCAGAACGGACTAACAGTTTCGGGCGATCTAATGAGTAATGAATTTGGTACTCAGGTAGCTCAGGACTCTGACGATGGCTTTCCGTGGCAGATGTCAGTGCGAATTGAACCCTCTGCGGTCGAAGAAATTCAAGCAGGTGCATCAGTCACTGTAAATGGAAAAGTGCATCAAGGGCCTATCACGGTTTTCCGTGGTGGTCGTATTCGTGAAGTGTCTTTCTGTGCTTTGGGTGCGGATGACAACACAAACGCCGTGGCAGCGAGTCACTCTCCAAAACAATTTAATCAACCAGAGGACACAGACGTGACCGAATTAGAAAAAGCACAACAGGCCAAAGAGCAGGCAGAGCGTGAACGTGATAATGCCCTAGCTGAACTTAAGCAATTCAAAGCGCAAAAACGTGCTGATGAAATTGCAGCTTTAGAAACTGAGCTGAAAACACAGTTCAGTGTTGAAGATAAAACAGCTTATACCAATATGGATGATTCAGTTTTTAGCTTTACTGCTAAGCAGCTTCGTCAATTCTCGGCAGGTAATACACAGCAGCCAGCTGCACAACAGTCGCAGCCTGCACCAAATGTAAATCCGGCATTTGCTCACCTGTTTAGCCATCAAGCTAATCCGGGGCAAGGTGGCCAGTCGAATAATACCGACACTCACAAATTCACTTCTGGTGCACAAGCATTCGCAGAACAAACAAGGGGAAATAATTCATGAGCCAGGTTATTCCAAAAATTACGGTCCAGTCTAAAAAGCTGGTCCTAGACAATGAAAAGTTACGACGTGCCAATGCCAAAGTAACTACCGCTACAGCCTATAAAAAAGGTGACTTACTTACACTTTCAGATGCGAATGTACTCACACACGCTACTGATGAAAAAACATGGGATGTGATTTGTGGCCAAGACGTTACGGCTGCAGAAGCCACAATCAAGGCCGCTGATGGAATCGAAATTCCAGTGTATTACGGCGGAGTGTTCAGTATTGAAGCTGTATCTGTAAATGGAACCTTGCTGACTACTGCTCAATACGATGCAGCGCGTGCACAGGCAACTAAAAACAAAATCGAACTTTCTAAGGTGTAATTAACATGCCACAGTCTTTTAATCTTGAGGGCACTCCGCTCGAACTTCTTGATGTGGGTGAACTCGCACTGATTCACTCGAATTACCGTCCGATGGATACCTGGCTTTTAGACAAGCTTTTCCCAAATCGCCCGTTATTCACCCGTGATGATGTACCTTTGGCTGAAGTATCTGCCGAACATGATCTGGCACCACTGGTATCTCCGCAACAGCCTGGTAAGCCATTTGATACTACTCAATCTGGTGAAGTACGCCATGTTAAACCGGCTTACTACAAGCCAAAAAACCAAGTCACTCCGGCTGAAACTTTTGAAATTGCCTTGCTGGAACGTTTACGTACCGCAGGCATCATCTCAACTGGTAACCAGCGATTGTCTGAGCAAGAGCAAATGATCATTGCTCAGATCTCGGTAATGAAGCGAAACCATGATGCGATTGATAACTCGGTCCTCATGATGGCAATTGATTTACTGAAAATGGTAAATACGCGCTTCACTCCGATGATTATGAATACAACCTGGTGGATTACCGTCGTGATGCATCTTTAACATTTACGCCGTTAACCAAGTGGAATGAAGTTGGTGCTAAACCAGTAACTGATATCCGCACTATGCTTGAACGTCAATTGGCTGCTGATGGTGGTGAAGCTAAGCTATCTGTTATGTCTGGCTTGGTTTGGGCAGCTCTCTGGAACAATGAAGAGTTTAAGAAAGAGTTCATCACGCCGTATGCCGGTATTTCTGTTCCAGTGAATCCAAGCTTTGGTGTCAAAGAATCTGCGACATTCAAAGGTACTTTTGATGGAATTGAATTCTGGGTGTATGACGCGACCTACCGTAACAAAGGTCAGGTGAAGCGCTTTATTCCTAAGGATTACTTCTCTTTGATCTCTGATACTAATGGTTCAGTTGCTCACTGTAAGATTAAAAACATGTTGGCCAACGGCGTTGCTCAGCAATACTTTGATCGTCAATGGTACTGCGAAGATCCAAGCGGAATCATGCTGATGACTGAATCTGCTCCACTGGTTGTGCCGTCTAATAAGAACGGCGTCGTTGGTGGTACTGGCTTTATCACCCTATAAGGAGCAAGACATGCCGAAGTACACAGCAAAACAATCCATCGGGCATTTTATGCCAGGTGATGAAATCAAAGGGCTTGAAGCTAAACAACTTCAGGCCCTTTTAGCATCTGGGGCTATTGAAGAATATCAAGAGCCGGAAGAGCCTAAAGCAGATGGCACTGCTGCACGTTTGGCTGAACTTGAAAAGGCCAATGCTGAACTAACAGCAGCAAATAAAACCTTAACTGAAGCCAATCAGGCCGCAGTTGCTGACAAGGCCAAATCTGATCAAGAAGTTGCTGATCTGAAGGCTAAGGTGGCTGAACTTGAAAAGGTGAAACCTGCTGCAAAACCTAAAGCAGACCCAAAACCTGCTGACGAAACCAAGTAGGTGATCTATGTATGCGACTGAATCAGATTTGGTCGCACGATTTGGTGATGAGATTGGAAGTCTAAAAACAATGCTTCCTTCTCAGTCCTCAGTAACTGATGCAATCCAGGATGCAACAGAGGAAATTAATGGTCACATCGGTGGTCGTTATCCTCTGCCGCTTCCCAATGTGCCGAGTAATTTGAAGCGCATGGCGTGTGACATTGCGCGCTATCGCCTTTACTTCCAGCAGCCGACAGAAGAAATTCGACAGCGCTATGAAGATGCAATTGCATTCCTAAAGCGTGTGGCTGACAACAAAGCACATTTGCAGATTCAGTTACCTGAAACAAACCAGATCGTGGATAACCAACCTAAAGGACGACCTTCAACGGCGCCAGTCGGTACTTCATATACCGGTGGTGTATTCGGAGATTCTATTCTGGATCAAATGCCCAGCTTGAAGTGAGGTGCTTATGGCTTTTGCAATAACCATTCAGGCAGATAGTTCACCGATTGAAGCAGTACTTAATCAATTAGGTAACTTTGATTCATTAAAGAACCAGTTGTTTGATGAGATTGGTGCTGGGCTGGTCAACAGTATTCAACACCGATTCTTAACGGGTACCGGTGTAGATGGTAATCCGTGGAAGATTTCATGGCGTGCACGTATGCAGGGTGGCGAGACGCTGCGCGATACTGGCCGCCTAATGAATTCCTACACACACAATGTACTTTCAAGTGGTGTGGAAGTGGGTACAGATGTTGCGTACGCGCCACATCTGCATTACGGCGCAACAATCCTACCTAAGAATGGCCAATACATTACTTTTGCAGTGGGTGGCCAATATCGGAAAGTTAAGCAGTCGATTCTACCGCCTCGAACTCAACTCGGCCTTGATGCTGAAGATGAGGTTATGGTTTTGGATATTGTTGGGAGTTTTATAGATGAGCACCTTCTTCGCGGTGCGTGATGAGATTGCAGAAAAACTGAAAGAGATTCCAGAATTTCTAAAGATTTATACGCCGTTGAATTCAGTCAGCGTAACAGAGATGTCGCAAGTCACGCCGTCGGCACACGTCAATTTTGTTCGTATAGATAAAAAGGCAAGTGCAGGTCGTGGAAGTATCAACCAGATCGGTCAGCAATGGGCGGTTACGGTGGCATGTCGCAATGCTCAATCTCAAATGACCGATGGACGTGCTGTAAGTGATGAAGCGGGGCTTTTGACTGAGAAGGTGATTCAACTGCTTTCTGGTTGGCAGCCTAAAGCATCACGCACGGCGTTGGAAATGATTTCTGTTCGGGACGGTTACAGTCCGGGCTTTGCATACATCACTATTATTTTTGAATCACAAAAATTCATTTAGGAGCCAGTCATGGCAAAACAATACAAGGCAACTCAGCCTGTCGGCCGCTTTCAAAAAGGCGATGTCGTTGGTGGGCTGGATGATGCGCAAATTAAAAAATTACTGGCAGATGGTGTGATTCAGGAAGTACCTGAAGCTAAAGCCGCTGCTCCAGCCAAGAAAACCACAGGGGATGAAAAGTAATGGCTAAATCAGATTTAATCTCGCTTCAAGGTGAGCTTCATTTGGCGAAGATGGTTAATAGTGTGCCATCTGCCTTATTGCCCGTTGGTAATACACCGGAATTACAGATTGCAATCTCTAGTGAATCCACGGATCACTATGAAAGTAAAACCGGCCTCCGTGCTAAGGATGCGGTACTACGCAAACAAACTGCAGTGGCTATCTCTGGTACGCTTGAAGAAGTAACAAAGCAAAACTTAGCAATGGTCCTAAGTGGCAAATCAATCGAAATCCCTGAAACTCAGCTGACTGATATTACTCTGGGTGCTGTAGAAGCTGGCGCCATGATTGACTTAGGACATCGTAATTTAAGTGAAGTGGATTTTAAAGACAGCTCGGATGTTGCCATCACTTCAGATAAATATGTACTGGATGCTGTTTACGGTACAGTCATTTTTAATGAAGCTATTGTTGGTTCAGTTAAGTTTTCTGCCAAAGCCGGTGCTAAGACACGTACTACAATTGCAACTAACCTAGGTAATGAATATCGCTTGCTGTTTAAAGGCATTGATACTGTTACAGGCGATAAGGTGATCTTAACTTTATGGCGCGTCGAATTTTCGCCAGATACCGAGTTTGATCTAATTCATGAGGACTTCGGATCTTATTCAATTGAAGGTGAAGCACTGGCAGATATCTCTAAAGCTAATGATGAAGAGCTAAGTGTATTTGGTCATATTGAGCGTTTTAGCGTAGCTGCATAACCCATACAGGCACAAAAGAACTCTACGGCGCTATGCGTCTTTTTTTGTGCCTGTTATTTCATCCAGGATTGTGCGGATTGACCAACAAAGGAATCAAAGTATTGCTGAACATCTAAAGGGATTTGTTTAGATGGAGAGTTTGTAATAAGAACTAAATCAATTTTTTCATCTGGATTAAAAGTGAAGGCACGACCATTGGTGTGAGCAACAGCAGTATGATCCTTGTGGGTTTTTTATTAAGCCACTGTGACATTTAAGGCACCATTTAATATTGTTCTAAGTGCTATAGCATTTTATCAATGTTATAATTTTGGCAGAATTATAAGCATTGGTGAGAATATGAAAAATTTAGAAGAGAAAATACAGGGCGCTATCATTAGAGTGGTTTCAGAGCACCACAAAGAGGCTGGTGAGCTTTGTCGCGTACTAAAAGCTGAATTTAAGTTTGAGGTACCAAATAATAATAATTGCGAATATAAGGGCTATGTAACAGCTTTTGGTGATCATGAGCTTGATAAAATGTCTGCGCTTGAATATGCGGTTGCAACTCGATAAGCATGGGTGAAAATAATGAATCTGTATCGAATTACGCGCAATGATAACCCTGATTATGATGAGTTTGTAGGATTGGTTGTTGCTGCACTAGATGAAGATTCAGCAAAGCAAACAGCCTACACGGCACAATACGCGCATAAATATTCAGACGATACATTTCCTCACTCTACAAACTTTAACGGCAATAATATTCAAGTTGAGCTGATCGGAACAACGGATAAGTTTGAAAATGGTTATATTGTATTAGCTGATTTTTTGCACGGGTGAGAAAATGAGTAAGCTAGAAAAAACTTTATCAAAAGAAGATCTTTTACAAGAATTTCGTAAGGGTATTGCTAAAATGCAACAGAGCTGCGAAGAATTAAATGAAGCAATGGCTCAGTGTGCGGAAACCGCCAAACAATCTGTAAAAGTGATGCGCTTGCTGCGAAACGGGAAACCAAGTTTTGATGATATCGATCAGATACCTGTTGTGCATGTAAATGTTGAAACCATCAGTGATGAAACAGTTATCAAATACGAGTCGAATGATGAAAAGCTTTTAGATGAGGTTGTAAATCAGATTGATAAGAAGGTTTTTATTGCTGACGACCCTTTACGTCCTCAAACCATGAGCTACATAGACCGCCACTAAGGCGGTTTTTTAACACCTCATCGTTTTGTAATGTTTGGTTAGTTTAATTAGCGCTCAATAGGGCTATAAAGGATATTCAGTTCACGTTAAGAATAAAACTGCTATGACTAAAATAGAAATATTTGTCTCCATCCTAGCCGTAATAATTATTTCTACTATTATTTATCTTGTATGTCAGTAAGTTAGGAAGCTAAGAACCGTCTTTGGGGTGGTTTTTTGATAAGTGGAAGTTTCACCTGGCTATATAAGTTGAATTTTAAAAATACTTAAAATGGTTAAACATAACTTTACAAATCCACTCTCCCTAGATGTTAGATAAGATTGAAAATTAATGTAAAGTGTCGCCCTTAATACATGGGGATATTATGAAAAATTTAAGCTTATTCTTTTTTATTATGATTTTAGCGGGTTGCGGACACAGAGAATCTAACGGTCAGCAACCTGATCTAGAAACAATCAAGAAAGAACAGCTTGAATTTGCAAAAGAAGCCACTAAAGAATTCATTCCCAATCCTGATTCAGCTAAGTTCCGCAATCAAGTCGGGGATTGTGGGGAAGTTAGCTATAAGGAAGTAGGGGGCACAGATATTGATTTCCAGCGTTTCATTGTGCTTGAAAAGAATATAGTGCTTGTAGAAAATCAGATGGATCCAAAGCAATTTGAGCTTTCATGGAAAAGCTCCTGCACACCAAGTTGGAATAAATAATTATAAGGCCCTCATTTGAGGGCTTTACTTTATTCATCAGATGATTCGGATTTTTGGTCCTTACCATCTCCATATTCTAAAGCAACCTGTTGCGCTTCAGCTGCAGCAGTGGCTTCTATTGGAATCGAGTCAGCTGCGATAGCTACGGTACCAGTAAATCCCATTAAAGCTAAGATTAGAATTTTCGAATACTTTTTCATTTGAATTTCCTCTACGTTTCTAAGACTTAATTTCAGTGTAGAGAATGATTTAAATCGTGGATGTAGCAGCTATGTCGGGATATGTAAGATATTCAGGTCTAAAGTTATAGGTTTCTAGGTTTGCGTAAGAATGCTTTTCGGTTGAAACTTTTTGTTGAGTTGCTTAACGAAATGTTTGAATGCTTCAGTAGGTAGCTACACTCTGAAGAAACTTCCCTAACTTCTAAATCTTTGTAACATCCAATAATTTTTTGTAATCTTTATGTTATAAATTGTTTGCTTTGCTTATCATATGAATAATGAAAAGTGGAGCACCGAAAATGCTAACAAAAACAGAAATCATTGTTGTCATTCTAATGGTAGTAGCCTTAATTTTCATCGTGTATGAGATGGGACAAGGTGGTAGTTGGACTTTATAGAATTCAGCCTTTATCAACGGTAAAAGAAAAGCACCTTCGGGTGCTTTTTTAATGCCTAAAATTTAAATCGAGACATCATCATGAATGATTTTTTCCTAGCAACAAATCGCAGCATCAAAATCAATGACATTGAAGTGCGTCAGATCCAGATGAAAGACTTTGACACCTGGGCAATGCATGCTGAAGTATTGAAGAACTTCATCAAAGACCAAAATCATTCAGATGAGATTTTGACAGGGTTATTCAAGGCTCACGGTGTGCAAGTCATTTCGACCATGGCATGCGTCACCGATCTGGACAATGAATCATTAGTAGAACTTGCTACTGATGAACAGGGATTTAAAGAGCTACTTAAGGCAGTACTTCTGGTCAATCAGACTTATTTCAAATACGAAAAGCCAAAACGCGGCATTAAAAAGAAAGATGACTCCACCTGGTTTGATTCATTCCAATTTTTGGTATCAATGGGTCATCAGCATAGCGAAATCATGGAAATGACTTACGGTGCATTCCAAGGCTATGTTAAGGCAGGGAACAAGATGTATAAACAGGGAATCTTTAATAACGCCGTTGCTGGACGTGTAGCTCAAGCTGATAAGAAAGGCTTTGAATCATTTAAGAAAGAAATGGTTTCTGATTGATCAAGTAGCACCCTAAAGTTATGATGTGGAAATAACTATTTAGGGGGTTAGTGTGAAAAAATTATTATTAGCTTTATGTTTGGTGTCGGGGTTCACGTATGCAGAAAGGACAACTACCAGCATTCGCACACCATCGGGTGATCTGGTAAAAATTGGGGATAGCCACCAAGCACTTAAAGATAAGCTTCAAGTAAGCAAACCTAGATTCTATGTGTTAGATGATGGAAAGCTTTATTGTGCGGCAACTGAATATGTGAAAAGTGTTGATTTGCAGGAATACAACATCATCTTGTGCCGAGACAGAATTGTTAAAATTCTCTGGCGTAATCTTTAAGCGAGGTGCTAGATGAAATATTTATTCGTTGGGCTTCTTATTCTTGCATCTGGCATGCTTTATTTTATGCACCAAAGCAACAAGGCATCAGCTGAAAGATTAAAGCAGGCTGAAATTTTACATCAGCAGAAATTAGAACAGGAAAAATTGATGCAGAGAATGCCACTAAATCTACTGCAGAAAAAAAGGCTCAAGCTGAATTAACCCGCATTAAAGAAAATGAAGCCGCACAAAAAGCAGAACAAGATAAACAACAGGCTCAAATTGAATTAGCTGCTCAGAAGGTTAAGGAGCGGTTAATTGATTCTGATTCTGCAAAATTTAGAAATCAGAAAGGTAACTGTGGTGAGGTGAATTCCAAAAACCGCATGGGTGGATATACTGGTTACTCTCGTTACATTTACGATCCAGTAAATGACACGATAATGATTGAGAGTGACTCCAAGAATTCTGTTTTTACTCCGCAAGTTATGGATGCGCTATGGCCTAAATCTTGTGGATAAAACGACGCACTAATACGTGCTTTTAAATATCTACATTAACCCGCTTCGGCGGGTTTTTTATTGCCTAAAATTTAGAGGTCAGCATGTCTGGTAAAAATTTAACATTTAAGCTGGTGATGGATGCTGAGACAAAAGCCTTTGTTTCCAATATGCATCAGTCGGAAAAAGCAGCAAAGGATGCATTTGCGGCACTCAAGGATGGCTCAGCCAATCTAGTAAGTGATGCCAATAGTGCTACAAAAGAAGTAGATCAGCTCGGCAATCAATCTCAAGAAACCGCCCAACAAGTAAAGCAACTTGATAAAGAATTAGAAGCAACTTCACAAGAACTACAACAAACTGAGCAATCGTCGAAAGGCGTATCAGGGGAGTTACAAGGATTAAAAACGGGCTTCAATGCTTTAACTGGAGCCTTGGCAGCGCTTGGCATCGGCACTACCGCAATGGAGATTGCTCAGACTGCTGATGAATATAAGAATCTGTCTGGCCGCCTGTCAATTGCAATTGGCGAACATGGCAACCTTCAAAAGGCCATGGATGATGTTAAAAATGTTGCTATTGCAACAAACTCCAATCTAACTGCAACTGGTGATCTCTATTCTCGACTAACCAAGATCGGTCAGGAGATGAAATGGCCTCAAGAGCAGGCATTAGCATTAACTGAAACAATTAACAAGGCCATTCAGGTAGGGGGTGGATCGGCTGCATCCAATGAAGCAGCGATTACCCAACTTAACCAAGCATTAGGTTCTGGTGTGCTTCGCGGTGATGAATTCAACTCCATGATGGAGCAATCACCACGATTGGCTCAAGCACTGGCTGATGGGCTTGATGTAACTACCGGTAAATTGCGAGAAATGGCGGGTGAGGGGAAGCTTACAACTGATGTGGTCACCAAGGCTTTATTAAGTCAAAGCGAAGCAATTAGCGCTGAATTCGCCAAATTTCCGACAACAATCGGCGCATCCATTGAAAATCTTAAGACCGCGTGGACGGTTTATATTGGTGAAGCAGATGCTGCAACAGGGGCAAGCGCAAAAGTAGCGGAAGCCATTAAGTTTGTTGCTGAAAACTTGGATACGATTGTCTCTACGTTAATGTTGGCTGGTCAGGCATTTGTAGCATATAAGGCCTTAAACATCGGCCTGATGTTCTTGGATAAAGCGAATAGCGTTAAGGCTGCATCATTAGCCATTACTCAAGAAACCACTTCAGTTGTAGCTAATACACAGGCGCAAATAGCCAATGCTAACGCAACCAAATCCACGGCAGTGGCTAAAGGGCAATTAGCAACATCAACAGCAACAGCTACTGCTTCTGCTGGTACAAGCCTAATGGGCTTGGTGGGCCGTCTAGGAACATTGGGTATTGCTATTACATCGCTTGGTGTGATGGGTGTTGCTGTTGTCGGTATGCTTACTCCGCTCGGTGAGTGGATGGGCGAAGCTGCCGCAAAAGCCATGGGCTACGGCGAAGCTATTGAGAAATTAGAAAAGCAGCAGCTTCTTGAAGCAACTCAAGCCAAAGTGGCAGCAGAAATTAAGGCAGAACAAGCAGCAGCTGCAGAAAAGGCTAGAGATAAGACCTACCAATTAACAGAAGAATCGAAAAAGCTTATTACAGCGTTTGATGAGTTAATTAAAAAGGGGGAGTCAGCAGCTGATGCACTTGAAAAACTTCAAGATGCTTTGGTATTTGATTCCACAAAAGGCATTAATGATTCAATAACAGCTTTGGTAGCACTTGAGCAGCAGGGAAAGATAACTGCCGAACAACTCAAGGTATCACTTAAAGCTGCAATGGCAACTGAAGATCTTGTGGTGTTCTCGGCAAATGCAAAGGCTGCTTTTTCTGGGACTTCTTTGAAGCGCAAAAATGGCACTCATTGCTGAACAAGCAATGATCTTGGCCGTGGAGCGTACCGGATATAGTTTTGAGCAGTTGCAAGGAAAAGGATCAGCAGCATCAAGATCGCTAATAAATGATATTCAAACCATTATTGGCAGTCTTGATGAGTTAAAGCGCCAAGGTCTTGATACCGCATTTGCACTAAACCAATCAATCAGCAAGGCAGTCAACGGAGCTGAGACTATTCAGCAACTTGGTGCTATCCGGAATCAAATCAACAGCCTTAAAAATGAGCTTGGTGAGACTGTAGCTAATGGGCTTTTGCAGCAAGTGGAAGTCCAAGCGTTCAATATCAACCGCCAACTTGACGAGATGACTGCAGGCGTCAATTCAGTAAATGAAGCATTCTCGGTATTTGGTTTACGGTCTCGCGATGAAGCCAAGTTGATGGCTAGTGAATACAAGGCGGCATACGAGGTTTTGCTTAGGAGTGGTCAAGCTTCAACTGATCAGCTTCAGCAGGCATTTAGGAAATACGCTGATGTGGCTATTCAGGCCAATGGCGGTATCGTAGATGGCTTTACCAGATCTCAAGCCTCAGCTTTAGATCTGGAGGTTCAAGTAGATGAAACTGGCAAAGCTGCTGTCAAATCAAATGACGAATGGGAAAAATCTAATCATCGCGTCAGAGATTCAGCACGCGGCATTGGTGATGGATATCGTCATGCTGGCCAGATCGCACGTGAAGAAGCCAAATCTTCTACCGAAGCCTGGGCTGATGCAGTCAACAAGGCCAAAGGTGACTTCAATAAGGAAATGAAGCGTCAAGGTGATGCATTAAGCAAGGGTATTTATGGCTATGACTCCTACACCAGAGATGAAGTGCTTTCCGAGCTGAAAAGTAAAGGCTATAGCGATAAGGATGCTAAAAAACTGGCTGGTGATATATGGTCCAAAGCTCTGGCGGCTGATCGAGATGCCAAGGCTCAAGGACTGGGTAAAGATGGTAATCCAGCTATGAAAGCACTGATTAATGCTGAATTTGATCGGGCAGCAGCGAATGGTCTGACCACTCAACACGGAACCAACAAGATCAATGAGCTGCTTCGTTCTATCAATGTAGCTTCAACTGGTTCCAGTCTGAGTGACTATGCGCCGTCTATTCCTTCTGCACCTTCAGTTAGAGATACAGGACAACCAAGTAAGGAAGTTACCTATAACTTTGACTTCAATGGTAAGCAGATGAAATTTAGCGGGCCTGCTGGACAGGAATCTTTAATGAATGAACTTGTGAATCAATTAAAAATACAGGCGAAATCAACATGAAGCTTATTCGCTTAGCAACATCCGAAACCGTCCCATTAGAGGACGGTTTTTATGGCCTGATGAATTTTCATGGAAGGCCATTGAACAGAATCAGGCCTATGCCATGGATGGCACTCTGCATATTCAGGAAGGCAAAAAGAAATCTGGCCGACCAATCACTTTACAACCAGCAGATCCACAAATGGGCTGGATCAAGCTACGCGAACTGCGGACTGTTTTGGAATGGTCAAAACTGCAAGGTGAAAATTTCAGACTGCAGTTTGAACAGCCGCATGACAACCGGCAATTCACCGTCAAATTTAATCACCAGGACGGAGCTTTAGAAGCCGCACCGGTGAAAGGAATTCCAGCGGTATCACTGGATGATTATTACAACGTGACCTTGCGCTTTACGGAGTTAGACGATGGCGATTGAAACCAAAGATTTAGTGATTTACAAGTCTGAACGCTTGACGGATAACTCGGATGGCGGTGGTAAATATTCTGGTGTTGTGGTTCAGGATGGCATCAGTAATAACCTGTTTAATGATGTGTCTGAGATGGATCGCACTATGGGCGATGTATCTATGCGCAAGGTCTTTCCGGCCGTCACTACAGCAGATACTGATCTATTGATGGGTGCAACGGTGTTTGTATCTGAGCTACCAGAAGATCCAAACGTATCAGCATTGCTTTTCAGTACCAAAAACTGGACAGATGAGCGCCAGGCTGCCCAGAATCGTGTAGAAAATTATCTGGCCAAAGGCGGGCAGATTGCCGGCACACCACTTGATACCCATTGGCAGGGCATGTCATCACTCCAGGTCGCTATGTTTCCTCAGGAAGTGGAGTCTTCGGTAGGCGATACCATTGTGCTGGTCAGTGATGAAGGCAAGGTATTGGAGCGTGAGCAGTACGTGCGTATTACCAAGGTTGAAACCCGTACTGCCATTATGGTCATCGATGGTAAAAATGTTGAGTACAAGGTTGCTACGTATTCCTTGAATGATGCTCTTGAGGTTGACTTTGTGGGCCTTTCAGCACGCCAGTGGTACAACGGTGAGAAATCCAAGACCATCATTCGGGATACGATTGTTGCGGATACCGGCCTTTACTATTCATCTACAGCGCTGGCATCTGATGCCAATGTGGGAGAATTTACGGTCAATGCTAAAAGCATCTTTGCTCAACTAATCCCGTCTGCTCAGACTGAAACCCCAATTATTGATGTGAATGCTGCTGGCGAAAGCGTGGTGCTGGTAGCGGGTAATGAAGGCACCATCACGGTCAATTACCCGAATATGGTGATTGGGGTGAATCAGAACCTGTACATTGGCTCAGCAGTGATTCCTTCCAGTGTTTCTTTTACTTTACAAGGACAGCAGATTACCGATCAGGGCGGATTACTTAAGAATACTCAAGGTACACAGGTTGGTACGATTGATTACCAGCGTGGTTTGATTCAGTGGACTGCGGCAGCACCGGCTGGAACCGTAAGTTTGAATATTACTTTTAAACCAGCAGCTGCACCGAATCAGTATTACCAGAGTCATGCAATACCAGTGACTCAGAATAACCAGAGCACCAACTGGACCGGAGTTTTAATTCCAATTCCGGCACCTGGTGCACTTTCGATTTCATACATGTCGCAGGGCAAGTTCTATGAGCTTAAAGATGATGGTTCAGGCCAGTTAAAGGCTGCCAGCCCATCCTTTGGTTCTGGCATGATCAATTATGAAACTGGCTCATGGTTATTAACGACTGGCGCACTACCAGATGTAGACACACCAATTCTGCTGAACTGGGGTACACCAATTGTCACCTTCGTACGATCAAATTTAAGTGTGGAAAAAGCTGCATTTGATTTTGATTTAGGCCGACCAGGTGTGTTGCCGGGCATAACTATTAGCTGGATGCTTGAAGGCGAAGAGAAAACGGCAACCTCTAATGCGCAGGGTAAGTTTACTGGTGATGCTACAGGTGAAATTAACTATGCAACCGGTATTGGCAAGATCATTCCAAACAAGCTGCCACAGAAAGGCACAGTCTTTTCGGTGATTTATAACTATGGATCCTCACTTGAACAAACCAAGATGGATGTTACCCCAGCAAATCAAAAGCTGACCTTTACCATTGGTACAGGACCGGCAATTCAGCCAAATAGTGTTGAGTTAAAAATTCCACTTCAAAGCAGTGAGGGGATTACAGGATCCGTAACCCTGACAGATGTACCGGTGAATGCAACTATGGGCAATCTAGTGAATAGCCGTGGTCAAGTGCAAGGCACCATTACCTATGCCACTGGCGCAGTTGAAGTCACACCAAAGAGTACAGCAAGCAGATTTGTGCAAACCTTTACACCTATGGCTATCTATGCGGCTGCCTAGCGAGGAAATATGTCTTTTTATTCTCCACAAACATCAGACATTCAGGGTCAGCAGGTTGAACTAAAAGCCCTTAATACTATTGATGTTCAAGTTAAATACCGTGATACATCCGGCTCCAATTCAGCAACCCACACCGTAACGGCCAACAAGTTAAAGCTGGATTTATCCTCTGGCTTTGATGAGCAGATTTTGACAGGCTCAGCCCGATTCAAAGTTGGTGCGGACACTTATCTAGATCGCACTGGCTTGCTGTATCGCAATGTAAATCCGGCGAATAACAGCGGGATTCAGTCTGGTGTGATCCAGTATGGTACCGGTATTGTTGAAATCGACTCATGGACACCGAATGCAGATAACACGATTACTCTGGAATCCTTAACTACCACAACCGATTTATTGCCGGTCAACAAAATCAGCTTTAGAACACCCATCATGCCGATCCGTCCACAATCCTTAACTGTGGTAGTGGGTACGCTTGAATATGGTCAGCTTACACTAACTGCTGATGAAAATGGCGTGATTGAAACCAGTCGGGCACATGGTCAGGTCAATTGGGATAATGGTTTTGTTACGATTTACTTCTACAGCAAAACCCAAATTACTGAGGCTAACCGGGCTGAGATTGAAGCGAATGACTGGTATGACCCACTACTCGAATATGATGAGCTAGATGGCCGTTATATTAACGTTCCGGTCTGGGTCGATGCTTCATCCGTACGCTATAACGCTGTGGCTTATACCTATATTCCTTTGGATTCTGAAATTCTAGGTCTGTCTGCTACACGATTACCGATTGATGGCCGGGTGCCGATCTTTCGTGTTGGTGGTATTGGTATTGTCAGCTCAAGCAAGGTGCAAGAGCTACCCAGTGCAATTGCAGGTACTACATACGATCTGAATGATCAGCGCATTTCGTGGGCTGAACTTGAAGATGCCAATGGAACCAAAGTAGCTTTCGATTTGTACACGGTCGATTATGATTATGGTCGTGTGACATTGGGCGGTGACTTCGTACTGGGTAATCTGGTCGCACCACTAACAGTGAAATACCGCTATCAGGATATGGGTCTGATCCGCGATGTACAGATCAGCGGTCAGCTGACCTTCACCAAGCCTTTAACCCATAACTATGATGCGGTGGATACCATAGTCGGTTCTGCTTTAGTGATTGGTGATATGCAGGCGCGTTATACTCGTAAGTTTGTGCAGGGATCGTGGAGTGGGGCATGGGCTGACGAGCCTGTGGGTGCAACCATTCCAGCGAATTACAATGATGCACTATATCCGATTCAGGTCACAAACAAGGGTGCCATTCAAGAGCGATGGTATATCCAGTTTACTGATGCACAATCATTCCGCTGCATTGGTGAATATTCTGGCCAGATTGGTACCGGTACCACCAATGCAGACTATGCACCAATCAATCCAGTCACTGGTGTGCCTTACTTCATAATTAAAAAAGAAGGTTGGGGTAGTGGCTGGGCCAATGGCAACGTGCTGCGATTTAATACCGTGGCTGCAAATTTCCCGGTGTGGGTAATTCGCACAGTGAAGCAATCTGAGCCTGCTGTAATGTCAGATCAATTCCAAATTATGCTGCGTGGTGACATTGACCGCGTTGTTTAAAATATAAATCAAATACGACCGCTATATGCGGTCTTTTTTATGGGTATAAGAAATGGTTGCAAGTACAGATATCAAGTTTTATGTGCATACAAATAAAAATATGCCACAACTTCAAAATGCATACGGTTCAATGATTAATGTGCTGGATGCATGTTTAATTAATGGAATTAGCATTGGTGCGGTGTCATCGCTTACAGCATCCGGCACAACAGTGACAGCATTGTTCAGTGAATCACATGGCTTGAAGCAGCAACAGGTGATAAAAATCACTGGTGCAGCACAAAATGAGTTTAATGGTGAACATAGAGTTTTATCTATTCCGAACGCACAGACTGTGACGTTTGAGCTTGCTACACCACCTAATGTAAGCGCAGCAACTGGAACAATCACTGCATCTCTACCACCGCTGGGATGGGAAAAACCTTTTTCAAGCGTAAATGCCGGGGGCGGTGGAAAGGCTGCATATCGATCAACTAATTTACTTTTACCAAACCGTCCATTTTTACGTGTCGTAGATGAGCTTGATCCGGTGTGGTCGTCATCATACGCAAAATACGCCAAAGTTGGCATTGTTGAAGATATAACTGGTATTGATACGATGCTGGGTGTACAAGCTCCATTCGACTCGGCTTTCCCAAATAAGAATTGGATTGGAACGGGCTCTGGTGCAAGTGCGATAAACGGATGGGCTAAATGGTATTATGCACGTATTCGCAATCCAACAATTGAAAACTGGATGGACTCGGAAGGTGCAATTAGCGGAAACAAGGTTTGGCTTATAGTTGGCAATAGTGATAGCTTCTATATTTTACCCTCTCAAGCCAATGACGCTCTAGCTAATGCTTACTTTTTTGGTGCGATAGAAAGTTTGGATGATACGGATGCTTACAATACTGCATTAAGCGCATCTTATAGCTATAATGCTGCAAATACATGGAATGCAACGGCAAAAACAACAGGAATATCAAACTTTGTAAAATCATTGTTATTGCAAAGACCGCATGATGCGTCTGAAAAACCTGCCATTGCCTCAAATACAGCAATGTTACCACTTTCGGGAATCTTTGGTTCTGGACAAAAAAACATGAATGTTGTTGCTGCGGTTGATGGGGTGTATCTTGTTGATGTATTTATTTCTGAGTATTCAGCATCCAATCAAAACTTAGTCACGGTAATGCGCGGGAAAATGCCAATCTTAAAGTGGGTTGCGCAGCGTCCAGTGCTTAGTGATCTATCTATTTTAAATAATGGTAGTAAGTCTTATATTTTTAAAGATGTTGCTATTGGTGCAGAAAATAGCGGTGGTGATGAAAACCTGGGGCAAATTGCATTTCAGTTAACCTAACAGCGGAGGTGAGACATGCGAGCAATCAACTTAAACGCAAATCCAGTATTTGTTAAAAACACATCAAATGTGGTAGGTAAGCGCAATATATACACCATCGCAGGGTCTGTGAAAAAGCAAGGTGTCCCGTACCCATGCAATATCGGAATTTATGACAGGGTGTCGGGTCGGCTGATTAAAAAAGTAAAAACAGATGATCTAGGTAGATATGAAGCAAAGGAGTTATATAAGGATAGCTACTTTATTGTTGCACTGGATCAAAGCCAAGAATTCAATGCTGTTATACAGGATAACGTGGTGCCAGAATGAGTAAAACATCAATCATTGCTCGGCTTGCTATGATTCAAGCCTTTGCAAATCTCATGGATAGCGGTAGCCAAAGTGCTACCGTTATTTTTTATGAGGGTGTGCAGCCTGCCAGTCCTGCGGTTGCAGCAGTCCCAAACAACGCCTTGGTAACACTGACTTTTCCAGAGCCATGTATTAAAGAAATCACAGCCAGTTATGTAGAGCTTCATCCAACCGACATAGCAACGGTGATTAAATCAGGCACTGCAACTTGGGCACGGATCTACAACGGCGCAGGTGAAGTAGCTGCGGATTTAACTGTGGGATCTGACATAACCCTGGCGAATACCAATCTGGTTGTGGGTGGTACCTTGTCTATCCAATCAATAAAACTCAGACCTTAATTTAAAAGGGTGCTCATGTGGATTTTAAAAATAAGCTCGGCACCGTTGATGCGCATAACCTAAACCTAAACTTTAAGCCTGATAATACTGATAGCCATAACATCATTCTGAATTTTGAGCATCTGGCTGATAGCTCAACTAATCTTAATTTTGGTGATGATGTATCTTCAATAATCGATACGGTACTTGATACTGAGTTTTCATTTGAGGTCACCGCAGTCTATGCAGAGAGTGGTACAAATACTGCAGTTATAGACACGGTGCTCGACACTGGCTTCAGTTTTGATTTGGTTGCTGTATTCAGTGAAAATACTGATGTTCTTGGTCAGATTGATACTGTTCTGGACACCAGCTTTAGTTTTGAAGTTGTCGCTATATTTGCTGGAAACCTGTGCACGATTGATACCGTTTTAGATACTGAATTTCAATTTGAAGTTAAAGCGTTATTCGATATCAATCATCTTGTAGGTGTGTCTTACGGTTTTGACATGCGATATCAGAAGGCCATCGCAGCCTTGAGCACCACAGAAATACCGTGGGCCAAGCCGATATTAAGAGTCTCAAATGAGGCTCTTTTTTATGATCAAGGCTTGGTAGTTTCGAATCAGGTAAATATTCAGTATGAGCAGGCAGGGTCATTGACCCGGGCGATTAGATCCTTTCATGAGCAGGCAACCGGTTTAAGTTCGGATGCGTATGTCATCTGGGAAGAAGGCGATAAGCGCTTTATTCATCAGCGATACTTACATGAAGAGACAATTAAGCTGCGCCATAACCGGGAAACGGTCTGGCAAGAAATGATCCGCAGGCGTAAGACTTTTACTTACTCACACGAAGTGGCTCAGGTCTTTGAGCATCGCTTTTCATTCGAGTGGGATAAGAGCCTTGAGATTATTACCAAGTCAGATTTGCCATGGGATCAAGCCAAAGCGATCCATTACCGCAAGCATCCGGTTTTACCTTGGCCAAAGCCTGAAATACCTAAATACGAAGGTACTGGCGATCTAAACTTTATCTGCTTATGTCATGACGTTGATTCACACAATGTTGTTTTAAATTTTGGTGCAGATGACTGTATTCCAGCACTGCCGAAACGGAACTGGTGGTATATCGTGAATACATTAACAGCCGAGCGATTAGATACCGGCGAAAAAATAAAAGTGATTGATGGCACCTACAGTACCAGCCGATCCCAATGGTGCTGGACTTACTCCATTACCGTGGCTCATACGGAAAAAGATAAGCTACAGCCGATTGATGGTCAGCCGGTGATTCTTAAAGTCATGATCAATGGGTTTGAGCATCATATTCTGCTTGAGGATCCAGAGGAGACCCGACGTTTTGCCAGTGTTTTATACACCTATCCGGGTCGAAGTGTCACAGCTTTGAACTCTGCCAAATATGGACCATTACGCTCATTCATCCAGGATAACGAACGAACCTCTGTGCAACTGGTTCAAGCGGAATTGGATCGAGCGAATAGTGGTACCAACCTCGACTGGAAGCTAATTGAGGAATTGGGCTGGATTGTACCGGTTGAAAGCCTGAGTTATGCAGAACTGGCACCAATCGATGCAATCAAGCAGGTGGTTGATGCAGGGGGTGGCTTTATCTATAGCCAGAAAGCCGGTAATACACTGACGATTTTGCCGCGATATCAAAAGGGATATTGGGATTCGATGACAGTGGAGGATTACGACATTCTGTTATCTGAAAGCCTGGTGATGCAGCAGAACATCAAGCAGAACGATGAATACATTGCTGACTTTAATGCCATTACCGTGGTGAATAGTCGCAGTGGTGAAAGTCTGAAAGTGCAGCAGCGTGGAACCTCGGGTGATGTGCCGTTAGAGACAGTCACGGGTCCACTATTTAATGTGGTATCGGGTGCGAGTTATGGCAAAAATGAACTGGTCAAAGCCAATATTCAGGAGCTGCACACCTTTTCTGATATTCCTGCCAGTCAGGAAATTGGCGAGATGCTACCAGGTAAATCGATTGCATTTAATGGCCAGTGGTGGGGTGTAATTGATGGAGTGAGTGGCAGCTTTTCGCATGAAAAGGTGAATGAAACCATTACTGTGGAGCGTATCAGCCGTGACGAATCCTCTATTTGAATTACGAAAGCTTTTAAATCCAATTCATGCGGAATACATCGGCACCATTACATCAGTGAAGCATCCAGAGTATCGGGTGCAGATCGATGGTGGATCTGGGCCAGTGCTGTGCACATCCGGCACAGCTTATAACTTGGGTGCCAGAGTATTTGTTTCCAATCAAGTGATTTTAAGGCCGGCACCAACTGGTCAGCACTCAGAAATAGAAGTCTAAACTTAACCAAACAACAGCACCTTTTTAGGTGCTTTTTTATTGCCAAAAATAGGGGTATGTATGACTAAAGGGGATGTATATGGACTTTCTTAGTCAAGTATTGGAAAGCATAAAGAACCATTCACACATCCTTTTTACAGGTGTGCTGGGCGCGACTTTTGGCTTTCTATTAAGCAAGGAGCCAACCCGGGATCGCTGGATAGGATTCTTTGCTGGCTTCATTTTATGTGTGGTCTTTGCTAAACCGGCAAGTTTATTTCTTGCTAGCGGTAATTACCCAGAACTATTTGGCTTCATTCTGGGTGCTGCTGGTAAAAGTACAGCTGAAGCATTGCTGAGTTTGGCTCGATCAAGAGTTCTTGGTTTAGTCAAAAAGGAGAATGAAGATGCTGCTAATCATAAGTAAAACAGCTTTGGTGTTATTTATAGTTTCGTTTGCCATCATGGCATTTCATCCAAAAATTCAACTTCCAAAACATATCGATTTTCTATTGGTGTTGTCGATCCTTTTTGGGGCAGCACTTTTTGTTAAAGATGAGTATTCGCCTAGTCCAGCTGGAACCCTTTTTTCACCACAGTAAGTATTTTATTCGCACTCTTTACCCGACAACTCTATATTTGGGGTAAGGGTGGTGCACGTCCTAAATTTTTTAATACGGATAAAGATGGTGACAACCCATGAAGCACATTTTTGATTTCTTACGAAAGATCAGTGGTGGCAAACTCACCCAAAAGCAGGTTGATGCTGCAGATAAGCTGATTGCAACTGCTTATGATGACCTGAACGATGTGTTGGGTATCGCCACAGATGAAATGCATGTGAGTCCAAGTGGAGTCGTATTGATCTGCAATTTTGAAGGTCTGCGACTGAAAGCCTATGATGATGGCATCACCGACTGCCCATAGAGAGGCTGAGACTGCCAAGGCACACAGGGGATAGG